CGTCTATCAAAAAGATGACGGAACTGTTAAACTGACCGTTTCCCATCTCTACGGGAAGCGGACTCGTCGGACCGCGCGCTTGGATTATTCCAAGATCGTGGCCGACCCCCTGGTGACGACTCAAAACCAAAAGGTTTCGATGTCGACGTACCTCGTCATTGATCATCCCATCACTGGGCTGACTAATGCCGAGATCAAGCAGGTTGTGGATGGCCTTACGGCCTACCTCACTGCTACCTCGGGCGCCAAGGTCACGTCCATCGTGGGCGGGGAGAGCTAAACCAAGTTCAATCCATTATCGGGGTTTCCCCACAACAAGGATTGGACCAATGGAGAGGCTCTTCTCCGAACACGTATGGGCCTTACCGTTCACCCTAATGGTCTACCTATTATATAGGTTGATCATGGATGACCGGAAAGGCTGAGTGGGTCGCACATGGCTATGGATGCCAAAGCCCCCAACCATCAGGTTAGGAGTAAGCATGAAAAGCCAGATGCGATTACTTGAGTGTGTGCTCGCTGATGCGAGCGCATGGTGTAGCACTAGCACCACCCGTGATTTTGACACGATCACGAGACGTGTCGAACACGAGGGGTTATCGTTTTTGACGATTACCCTCCCAGCCTTTGCTACAGACTTCGAAAGTTGTCTGGAGTTTGGGGCTGTGGGACCATCACACTTCCATTCTTTTAGGAAGCGTGGAGCTCTCCCCGTATTTCTACGAGGTTTGCTCGTCCGTGTGTTCGATGCTAGTAGCGGTACCTTGCTCGAGGAACCTGATCCGCTTGCTGTTCATGCAGTTCGACAGATCTGCATGCTTCACAAAAAGGTTCTTCTTACCTGTTCAACCGAACGAATAAGGAGTTCCTATGAATCATTCCTCGAGACCGACAGATCCACTGCCGAGTGGGAAGACAGTTTCGGAGCTTTCTGGATATTTCATCCTGAGTCTCCTTACGCTTCTAGACACTCCCGTGAGGAATCTAACGAGGTTGGGGTTTTCCCCGACCAAGTCGATGCCTCTCTGCGACATGCTGGACATCAGACTCAATGTTCTGATGAACGAAGTCGAGAGCGTGGCACCCCTATGGAACTTGCTCACTTTAGAAGTGTTGCGAGACTCCTTTGGGGACAACTGTTCTCAGCCGATTCTTTTAGAATCGATGCTGGACGGTTTATGCCACGACACGGTCCTGGTGCAACGGCTGAGAGACTTTCTGCAAACAGAAGGTTCTCCCAGCAAAGATGGCACCGAAGGCTGGATCACTGGTTCCCAGCTGCGGACTTTCTTGTCCCGAATTCGGGATTCAAGGAAGAACTCGAGGGAATCCAGTTTGTCGACCCGGAACATGAACAACCTGTAAGGGTTGTTGCAGTTCCTAAGACGCTGAAAGGCCCCAGAATAATCGCGATCGAGCCTGCATGTATGCAATACACACAGCAGGCTGTGATGGAGATTCTGGTAGATAAGCTGGAGAAGTATACCTTCTCGAAAGGGAAGATAAACTTTACGGATCAAACCGTTAACCAGCGTATGGCACTGAGTAGTTCCAAGAACGGTCGTTTTGCAACGATCGATCTCAAGGACGCCTCAGACCGCGTTTCAGCCCAGCTCGTTTGGGAGATGCTCGAGAGTCAGAAGGACTTTAGGTCCCTCATATTCTCTTGCCGCTCTTTGCGGGCGGACGTTCCTGGTAATGAGATTCATTCTCTTGCCAGGTTCGCGTCTATGGGATCCGCTCTGTGTTTTCCAATCGAGGCAATGGTGTTTTACACCATCGTTGTCTCCGCGATTCACAGATCGGAAGGTCACCGCTTAACCCGTAAGGGGCTGATAAAAGCCCTGTCGGGTGTGCGTGTCTACGGGGACGATATCATCGTTCCTGTAGAATATGTGCAAGTCGTTTGGCGTGAGCTCGAATATTTTAATCTTCGAGTAAACCCACACAAGACCTTCTATCGCGGAAGCTTTAGAGAGTCATGTGGAGTGGACGCTTTCAACGGTACACCCGTAACACCGGTGTATTGCCGTCGAATGCTTCCCACCAAACGCCATAGCACCTCCGAAGAGGATGAGGCTTATGGATCTAACCCCGAAAGGGTTATTTCCGCAGTTTCACTAGCTAACCAGTTTTACAAAGCTGGTTACTGGCAAGCTGCAACCTACATCCGGAACGAACTGGGTAGATTTGCTACCTATCCAATCGTTTCCGAAAACTCTTCCGTGTTGGGCTGGCATTCGTATCGTTCAAGTTACGAAGTCCACTCTTGGGATCACAAACTACATAGGTGGCTCGTAAGAGCTCCCGTAGTTGAGACCAAGAAGCGTCCGGATCCATTAAATGGATACGGGGCCCTCATGAAGTTCCTCCTCAAGAGAGGTTTAGAACCCTATCATGATGTGAGGCACTTGGAACGCTATGGACGTCCCTTGTCCGTCTACACCAAGACAAGGTGGGTTCAGCCCTACTAATGTAGGGACTGAAGGGCCAGTGTATGAG